GGACTGCAGGTTCGAGTCCTGCCACGCCAGTTGGGATAGTAGTTCAGTGGTTTAGAACGCTGCCCTGTCACGGCAGAGGTCGTTGGTTCAAATCCCATCTGTCCCGTTATTAATTTATTATTATGAGATTCAAAGCACTTGTTCACATTAGGTTGAGGGGATCTGTATCAGATGCTGCTGGTAATGCAGTCAGGCAAAATGTCACAAGAATTGCCCCCAATCTTGAACCACATTTATTGAGGATAGGTAAGGTAATTGATTTTTGGTTTGATGCAGAGAGTGAAGAGGTAGCAAGAGAAGAGATGGATATATTATCTGACCAAATGTTTGCTAACACAGTGATAGAGGACTGGGAGTATAAGTTGGAGGAGACTGAAGAAACGGGAACATGAAGAAAGTATGGAGGATTTGGAAGTATGCGTTAGGTAGTTTCGCTGATGAAAGAACTAAACGCTACGACAATTACGTTGTTCTGGTACGTTCTTTTATTTTCATTTCTTATCTCATTACTAACTGTTTTATTATTAGTGGAGTAATCCGTCATTGGAATTAAATTATGAGTAACTTTATATGGGTTGAAAAATACAGACCCCAGACAATTGATGAATGTATCTTACCTAACAATATTAAGAAAACCTTTAATGATTTTCTAAATAAAGGTAAAATACCTAATATGTTACTTGCTGGTCCTCCAGGAGTTGGTAAGACTACAGTAGCAAAGGCACTCTGTAATGAGTTAGGAGTAGATTATTATGTCATCAATGGTTCGGATGAGGGGAGGTTCCTTGATACCGTCCGTAATAATGCTAAAACCTTCGCATCCACGGTATCACTTTCTTCAGAAGCGAAACATAAAGTTATCATCATCGATGAGGCGGATAACACAGGGAATGACGTTCAACTGCTCTTACGGGCGTTTATCGAAGAATTTGCAGGGAACTGTAGATTCATCTTCACCTGCAACTATAAGAATAAAATACTCGAACCCCTCCATTCCAGGTGTGCTGTGGTTGAATTCGGAATCAAAGGTAAAGAGAAGGTACAGATAGCATCGCAATTTTTTAAGAGACTTAATAATATTCTAGAGAAAGAGAAGATTGAAACTGACAAAAAGGTACTTGTAGAACTAATTAATAAGCATTTTCCTGATTGGAGAAGAGTGTTAAATGAGTGTCAAAGATATTCAGTTAGTGGTAAGATAGATAGTGGAATATTAGCCGCATTTTCGGACGTTGCAGTCGATGATCTTATTAAAAACCTTAAGGCAAAAAACTTTCCTAAAGTACGTAAGTGGGTCAACAATAATATGGACAATGATACTTCTGTATTGTTTCGTCGTATTTACGATTCTCTTTACGAAGCTTTGGTTCCTAATACCGTTCCTGCTGCTGTGCTTGTTATTGCTAAGTATCAGTACCAGATGGCATTTGTAGCAGATCAAGAAATTAATATGCTTGCTTGTTTAACAGAGATTATGTTGGAGTGTGAATTTAAATGAGTAATGAAATGAGACAACGATTACTGACTTTATTGAAAGAGAAGTCTTATCGTAAAGGTGATTTTAAACTTTCTTCTGGAAAGGAAAGTCAGCATTATATAAACTGTAAACCTGTTATTCTTAGTGGAGAAGGTTTAGTGCTTGCTGGTACTTTACTTCTCGAATTGGTTGAAGAATATTCTGTGGCAGTTGCAGGACTTACTTTAGGTGCTGATCCTTTAGTAAGTTCTGTTGCATTTACTTCTTGGTTGGATTTTGATAGAAGAACTAAACTTGATGCTTTGATTGTTCGTAAACAAGCAAAGGGACATGGTACAGGTGCATGGATTGAAGGTCCATTGCCATTAAAAGGTTCTAAAATTACTGTATTGGAAGATGTAGTTACTACTGGTGATTCATCTATCAAAGCAGTTAAGGTTCTTCGTGATGCTGGATATGAGGTTAATCGTGTTGTTACTATTGTGGATAGACAAGAGGGTGGTAAGGATGCTATGCTAGATAATGGACTAGAACTTCATAGTTTATTTACAATAGAGGATTTGTTCTGATGAAAAAGAAGCAAAGACATCAAGTAAAGTCTAGATTCTATTATCTGTTCTGGGGTGTTGCTACTGTATCTGTATTTGTAGGTCAGATTTATGTTGGATCTGGTTATCGGAGAATGTCAGAAAGTTTTGATAGAATTGTGGATGGTATTGTTGTTGAAATGCAAAGCGATTCCCCTCGGTTTTATTGATGGTATATAAAATCGATACATCTCTTCTTGTAGAAGAAAGAAAGAAGACAACACCACAAAATGTTGAAGAATCCAATCAAGGACTTTTTCATGCTAAAATGACATTACCTGCAGCTGCAAAGCATTGTGGTATGACCCAGAAAGAAATGAAAATGATTTTCTGGGAATATTTGAAATACAATCAACCTGATTATGAACACGTCATTCAAGTCACTTAAGACACCTTTAAGATATCCAGGCGGCAAGTCCCGTGCTGTTACAAAGATGGGACAGTATCTTCCTGATCTTCATAATTATGTGGAGTTTTGTGAACCATTCCTTGGTGGTGGAAGTGTAGCACTTCATGTAACAAAGAAGTATCCACATCTTAAAATTACTGTTAATGATTTATATGAACCCCTTATAAATTTTTGGGTTGTATTACAAACATTTGGTGATGAATTAACAGAGAAGTTAAAGAAATATAAACTTACTCATCCAGATCCTCCTGAAAAATTAAGAAAAGAGAAGGATACTGAATTTGCAGCAAAGGATCTTTTTCTCAATTCGAAGGCAGTAATCAATAATAGAAGTATTGGCGATATTGAACGTGCTGTGGCATTTTATATTGTTAATAAGTGTTCTTTCAGTGGACTTACTGAGAGTTCATCATTTTCAAAACAAGCATCTGTTTCTAATTTTTCTATGAGGGGAATAGACAAACTACCTGGATATTCGAATCTAATTTCACATTGGCATATTAATCAATATTCTTATGAGCATTTAATGGAGAATAATACTCATCACGATCTTTTTATGTACCTTGATCCTCCTTATGATATTAAAGATAATCTTTATGGGAAGTCGGGATCTATGCATAAAGGATTTGATCATGATAAGTTTGCTGCTGATTGTGGCAATAGTCTTATTGATATGATGATAAGTTATAATTCAGATCAACTTGTAAAGGATAGATTTAAGGGTTTACAATGGAATGCTGCCGAGTTTGATTTGACTTATACTATGAGATCGGTTGGCGAATATATGAGAGATCAGAAGATAAGAAAAGAATTATTATTGATGAATTATAGTCAGGAGGGGGTTTTTTAGTGGATAAATCTATTCGTGAAAAATTAAATAAGTTACGTTGGAAAGAAAATAATTTTGATAATATTGTTTTCTATTCTTATAAGATGAGTAAGCATGATCATATTAATGAGCATGAGATGAAACGTCTTGAACATAGTATTTCTTCATTGAGGGAGTTTAATAATGAAATTGTCATTTACCTTTTTTGCGATAATTCTGATTATATTCCAAAGCATTTTATATTGGAATATGCAGTAAAAGTTGAATCATTTGTTGATGGGTTTGATCATGATATGTTGAATGCTTGGTCAATTCACAGATGGTATAATCTCAAATATTTTGATGATGATTTTTATAATATATTATATGTCGATTCTGATACCATTTTCTATCAAGATGTTCAATATCTTTTTGATACCTATTGTCGTTATGATGTATATGGTAGAGAGGAATTTGGATTTAGATATGATCCCAATACTGGTGGTGGAAAAAATATAAGAGATCAGTTGGATTTAGTTGATGCTTGCATTTATGATTTGGGTGGAAAGTGTGAAGTGTATAAGTATTGTCTTGGAGTTATTTTATTGAATGGTGGTATTCATAAGAATATAATTCAAAGATTGGATGAGTTATCTGATTTAATGGAACAGTTTAAAAAGAATGAAGTTCTTATGCCAGTTCCTAATCGTAGGATAGCCGATGAATATGGTGTATGGGTAATTTTTAGTCGTCTTGGAATAAATTGTGGATTATTTGCTGTTCAGGATGTCACACAAGGATGGATAGAACAGAAACATAGAGAGTTTTTTAATCCAATTGTATTACATTATACTACGAAGGGAGAACAAGAACTTGCTAGATTTGATGATAGATTTAGTAATCTTCTTAGAGATGTTGATAATTTATCAGAGGATATTGATCCGTATATGAATGCATCTCTTGAGACTGGTGCACATCTTTCTCGTGAAATGATTGAGTTGGTAGCAAAGGATAATGGTATAGTGGTAGACTCTAGTGAGGATGAAATATTTTTATGACTGAACTAAAAGATTGGTTAAATTCTATTAACCAGACAAAGAAAAATTTGATTGATGAAGATCCTTCTTTAGAGAAAGAGTATCCTCCATACATTATCAATCGTTGTTTTTCGGGACATCTTGATGCAATTATGTTTGCTAATGAGATGAATAAGTATCATTTTCTACCAAAGAAAATTCAATATGATTTTTTGCTAAATACCTTGAGACCAAAGAAGAGATTCTCTCCTTGGCTCCGTAAAGATACAATCAAAGATCTTGACTTGGTAAAACGTTATTATGGATATAGTAACGAAAAGGCAAAACAAGCTCTGCGAATCCTAACAAGAGAACAACTTAATTTTATAAAATCTAAATTTGAAACTGGAGGAAAACAATGAGTGTGGTTCAAGAGCCTGAAGTAAAGTGGTCACCGGATCAAATGGTGGAGGTGACCCTTAACGAACCAGATGATTTTTTAAAGGTCAGAGAAACTCTTACAAGAATTGGGGTAGCATCCCGAAAAGAAAAGAAGATATATCAATCGTGTCATATACTGCAT